GAATAGAACCCAGAGTCTTAATCGCATTCAGATCGTTGTTATCAGTACCAGAACGACCATCAGTACCCAGAATACGCTTAGCTTCAAAAATCAACTGGCGAGGAATGATGAGCGTTTCAGGACGAACAGCAATCAGCAGACCAGCATCATTAGTGAAACCAGCAATGTCGATACATGCTTGTTCCAAAGCAGCTTCCGAAATATCCGAATTGGTAGCAATTTGGTTAGACCAAGTACCACCCTTAATATTCGGATGCGAAGCATTAATCAGGGAAACACCATCACCACCGACATACGAGCTATTGAAAGCCCGGTTGTACACGTTGGCACCAATGACTTCCTTGGTTTGACGCATAGAGAAGGCAAGACCTTCAGCTTTACGTTTACCAATGACGTCGTATTGATCATCTTCCATCATTTCACGAGTGATGATGAAACCCAATGCATACACAGCATGTTGGTAGCGAGTAACGAAACCTTGACGTTCGCTATCGTAGGAGATAGGAGCACCTTCACCCTTTTGAACCGCAAGGCCAAAAGACGAGATACCTACTTCTTCTTCAAAGGCTTTCTTCGAGGAATGCTTTTCGAAGAGTTTGGTGTACTCTTCAGGATATGTATCATAGGCACGGCCATACCATGCGTTGACACCGGGCCAGAGGGCCTTGGCAAATGAGCCACTATTAATAACAGACATTTATGTCTCTCCTTATAAAAATTAAGACGTACCAGTCGAACCAGTACCAGTCGAGAACGAAGTAGCATTGAGTTTAACCCAATAGCTAAAGTACGTGTCACCGGGCAGGTTATCAG